GGGTTTTTCTTACTCTTCCAAGGGCATTTGCGGGTTTTTATTTTATTCCGAAGAGGAAAAATTTTTCCCGTTTTTGGGTCAAAAAACACCTTCCTGAAAGAAAAAATGCTAATGAAAATGCTAATGAAAAGACTCCCAGTGGTTAGCCACTGGGAGTCTTTTCTTACATATCTGTATTATCTTTTTTGTCCGCCGCCTTATCCACCGTATCACGCAGCGCCGCAATAGCCTTCACCATCCAGCCGGCCACAGGCGCCCCCATCTTGCCGGCGTTCTCGATGATGCTCCCCGCCTCAGTAAGTATGTACCAGGCGATCATCAGCGGGCACAAAAGCACAGTATAGCGGATCGGCAGAGCTTGTCCCATATTATCCAGCAAAAGACTCATCACAAGGTCCAGCAAGCCCGCCACCGACACGGCAGCAATACACCCCGCTTTGTGCCACAACCCATCACGGGCTACAGCACTGGACCATTTGCCGGTTTTCAGGGCGGCCCCCATGCCTGTGAGGACATCCATCCCCATGGACACCGCCCAGGCCACTACCAACCACCCAAACCAGCCCCAGAGGGCCGTCAGGAGGCCCAGAGCAGCACTTACCGCCGCCTTAAAATGATTAACCTGCTCCATGGTTTTACCTCCCCTCGATGGCGGGCTTGTCGAACAGCCCGGCCCTATTCATCAAAATGATGGTCTGAATGTTCGGTTCCCACAAGCCCATAGAGCCATCTTCAGCGAGATTAATATAACCGTTCTGGATGGCCTTTGTGACGGCCTCCTGACCATACGGCAGTTCATTGACATACTTATACAATTTCATGTTGTCCTCCTCTGTATTATCCGCCATACTGGCGTAGTCCGGGCAGCAGTAGCCCCGGATATACCGGCCGTTGATTTGGATGGTCCGGTCTCCCACCACGCTGGAGCTTCCCATATTTCCCTCTGTGATGGTCATGGTGTTCCCCCGTACCTTTGTTACAAACCCCACATGGTTGGGGGCGTTCCTCTGGTCGGTGGTGGCGTAGTCCTTACCATCGCCCCAGTAGTACATGATGATGTCTCCAATTTTCGGCACATAGGCATCATCTTCCACCCACCGTCCTTTTGCTTTGTAGAGCGCAATCATGGCGGTACAGCTGCACTCCACCGGCATGATTTCCGTCAGGTCAAGGGCGATGCCCACGGCGCTCACAAAGGTAGCACACCAGTTATCGGTATAGGTGACATTGTAGGGCCGCCCATTTCGCAGGGGACGGTCCGGGTAGGCGTTGTATGTATCCACAATAGCCCGGTGGACAGTTCCGCCCTTCTTTGCTCCCATGAAGGTACGGGCCTTATCTACAACGGTCTGCCTGATTTTCTGTTCTGTCATGAGAATCACTCCTTTTTGTCTGATTCCGCCACCAAGGGCTACATAGATACCGCCGTCAGCGGCTTCTCCGGCCTTCTGACTGGTGGCAGCATAAGGAAAATCTGGGCGGGGGCGGTAACTGGTGGTCCTAATATCTATGAGGCCATTCCAACAGACGCCTTGATTTTGGGTGATACAACCGCATTTTTTATGCAAAAAATTTAGGTGGTACTTCAGGGCGGAAGCCTGTTTTTTTGGCTGCTAATAACAGCATAGATCTCGGCGAATCTACTATCTGTGCATTTTATCCAGATGGACTAGTTAGCGGCAATGTCCTTTTCCGGTCCGGTTTAGCTTCCAATGAATACCAACACGTAGATGGCGTTTCCTATGTCAGATATGTTGTATCAAGAAACTATGTTATTCCCTCAAATGTTCTCGCTATTGTTATGATATATTGCACCAAAGGCTTTGTCTACGCCGACTAATCTGCGTAGACAAAGCCAACGGGGGAATAAACAATTATAAAGCCGAAGCTGAAATAGCGGGCTACTATATTATAATTACCCGCCGTGTATATCGGATATTTTACTCCATCTACCGTTTGTGATCCAGCATCATACCATCCACAAGTAAAATTTACTGAGTCTGAACTTACGCCCGAATCTCGAATCAGCATCATCTCTCCGCTCGAATTTCTGGACGGGAGGAGGACGCAAGGAGTATAGTCATAAGAACTTGAAGTACTCCCACTTGGCGGTATTATTACAAGTGCAAGATTTTCTCCAAATATGAGAGCTGAACTTACCACGGCCTTAGCACTTGAGCTAACAGACGCCCCCGCCCAGATTTTCCTTATGCTGCCGCCAGTCAGAAGGCCGGAGAAGCCGCTGACGGCGGTATCTACATAGCCTTTGGTGGCGGAATCAGCGGCGCCGGTGGGGGTGGCGAGGTTGGTGATTTTCTTTTTACCCATGTTAATGGCACCGGTCATGGTACCGCCGGACTTTGGCAGGAGCCGGGAAACTGCGGTGTCAAGAGAGTCTTGGGTGGCAAACCCCGCCGTCTCCAGGTAATCCCGAAGCTGATTGATGGCCTTCTGTGCATCGTTAATGTATTGGTTAAGAGCATTATAGCCGTGCTGAGCCGTTAGGCCGACAGAGACCCCGTCCGGGCTGACGATTTGGCCGTTTGTCCAGTCTTGCGGAAGGTCTGCGGGAAGATTGAAATTGGGTATGGGCATTTTAATTCCCCTCCTTTACAGGTATCGTGTGCTTCAGTTGCACACCATCATTTGCTACGGCAACATAGATTGTGGAGGATGTAAGAGCATTTCCGGCAGCGTCCAGCAGCTCAATCTTGGTCACTTCGGTTACCTGACTCTGTGTAAGACCATAGGACACGGTCAATGTGTTGCCGTTGACCTCTTTTGTGATGTCCTCGATAACGATGGACCCGTTGATACGAACAGATGCTATGTCGGAGGATACGAACCCGGCCACTCCGTTCAGCAGTTCGGGCTGAACAGACGGCATATTTGCCATTTTTATGACCCCCTCGTTAGTGATAGTTTGGAACGGCTGCGAGAACAGCGCCCACGCTCCGAGTCTGTAATTCCACTTTCTCTCTGCGCTGGAAATGGTCTCGGTCAGTTCCAAAGAGTAGTTGATAAATGGAACGCTGATATAGACTATATGGGCAGGCTTGATTTTTCCGATGGTGACGGAAATTTCATTTGCGTACTGAAAATCTTCTGCGCTGGCCTCAATGTACATAGTGTAATGCTCATAATCCATGCGGACCTCCCAGTTTCCCGGGCCGAGCATCCGATCCAGTTGTTGGCGCAAAAATTCCATCGTATAGGGAGGGCGGGAAGATAGGCGGTTGAGGATACGGGAGCGTCTGAACTCCAGCGTTTCCGTGTATATGTTCGGGATGATGCCGAAGATATTTTCCCAGTCCGCTATTGCGGTCTCCCCCATCGTCTGGATATAAAAATTGTCGCCAACGGCGACAATCTCATTGGCCAGAGCATCGATCTCTTCCTGCTCGGTCTTACATATCTCCTGATAATCCAGTATCTCCCGATACCATGGTGGAAGCAGGGATAGAAGGTCAATATTGAGATCCGGATTAGACACTCAATGTCACCCCTCCCATAATGGCCACCTGCTGCAGCTCACCGCTCTGGATCATGGACAGGTCGGCTGCTGTTCCATTCAGCGTCACACCGGTGGCATTCAGTACCCCGGCAACGCTAAGAATGGCAGCGGTGACTCGGGCGAGGAAGATATCGGCGTTATACTCTACGCTTGCGCTGCTGAGAGGCGTAGCCCAGTTCTTTCTGGTATCGAGAAAATAAGACTGGATGGCCGCTTCCACAAGGGGCTTTACCTGCTCCACGGTGGATCCGGGTGTCAGCGTCAGCGTTGCGGTAATGTCCACTGCCACCGTTTCGGGAGCGGTCACTGTCACCGTTGCACCGATGGGGGCAAGGCCCAACCCTAAACCCTGATTGGGCGGCGGGTCGATTGCGCTTTGTACCGTCTCCACCAACACAGAAGACGCCGGGAGAAAGTCGGCACCCAGAAGAGACAGCTTGACCGTCCCGCCGCCGTTCCATGTAGGCCATACCTGTACCGCCCCAACACCGGAGATATCAGTGGCCCATTCCCGGTAATTGGCGATGTTGCCGCCGTAGGGCCGCTCATTGAGAGCGGAGATGATGCGCTGGCGCAGAACGTTATCGCTTTCGGTGTCCTCGCCGGGTACCAGAATGTCACTGATTTGGGCGGAGGTAAGGCCTGGGATAGTGGAGATGGGTAGAATGGGTCCCACATAGTCATTGCCGATGCTCCCCGCCGTCTCCGCCGTCAGCTGATACTGATTTGCTCCGGTATCAGATGCGGCGGTCACAATAAAGTTAATGCTGTCCGCCCCGTTGACGGTGGAGAACCGGGAGCCAATGGGGACGGCAATATTGAAAATACCGAGCCGGACCGCCGGGGACGCCTGTGAACGGGCCACCCCCGCCAGAATAGAAAGCATATCCAGATTGTCGCCTGTGGCGGTCTGGATATATCCTTGCTGCTGCACTTGGGAAAGGACCAGATAGAACCCCTCCAACGCCCACGCAGCGGGACCCAACGCCGTGGGAATAGGGGAAGTATCCCGTTTGTCGTAGGTGTTGGGTACCCGGTCAAGCATCTGTTGGAGAATGGCTTGATAGGTTTTATTTGTAAAGTCGTTCATGTTATCCCTCCCGCCGGGATTGGAATGTGAAGTTTATGGATTCGGTCTCTCCATAAACAGTCAGGACCCGAAAGGACACGGTCATTGTATCGCCGTCCACAGTGACAGCATAATCGCTTATTCCGGAAATCCGGTTGTCCATGGACAGAGCCTCCCGGATTCTCCTTTGCAGTTCAGCGGCCACAAAATCGCTTTCCAGTCCCAGAAGGTCGTCCAGCCGGACACCGGAAAACGCCCTGTAAATTTGCCATTCAAATCGCTCCGTGTTGATGATGATCTCAGCTGCCTGTGCAACGGCTGTGAGGCGGTCCGCATAGCCTTCTATCCGGTTTGTCTCTTTGTTGATGCTCCATGTCAAAGATGGGAGCTGCCTATATTCCACGCCGGCAGAAATAACGCCGTTCCCCTCTGGTAGTGTCGCCATCCGCTCACCCCTTTACTGGTATATCCTTGACAGTACAATAAACTTTTGGCCGTGAAGCACCCGCAGCAGGAGGACTTTATCGCCAACAGACAGCCCCCGGTTAAGAATGATATACCCGCTCTCTACCGGAAGGGGCTTTCCATGCTCTACCGCTTGAATATTCTCCAGGGCCGCAGAAGACGGAAAACTGCTCCCGGCCATCTCCTCGCTGGTCTGATAGCTGCCGGAAAGGCTGGAGGATGTTGCGGCCCCGTTCAGCGTGTGGGAGTGGTCCAACCCTGTCACTGTGTGCTTGTGCTTCAGACCGCTTACGTCATGCCGGTGGGCAAGGATAGGGATCTTTTTCTCTACCACACTTTCGGTAAGGTACAGCACCTCTTCACGCAGGTCCTCCATAGCGGTGCTGATCGAGATACGCAAAGGGGCCACAGCGGTTACTGTACCTGTAATAAGGTCGGTAAGCTGCATGGCCTCGCTATTCGCCTGCATCATGGAGAAAAGCTGTTCGGCCAGTGTCACGGTGTTCCCCTCCTTCAAAATGCGACCACCGCCGCCCCGGACGGGGGTGACGGTGGTCCTTGATTCTCTTATTCTGCCCCAATCAGGAGCAAGCGGAAAGTCTCTCTCCCTTTCGGAGTGATGAGCGTCTGTGTCCCACTCCACTGTGTCTTTTCGTTAATGCACTCCTTGACTTCAAACAGGCCGTTGTTTCTGTCCTCATAAGGAAGGAGCTTCCCCTTTTTATCCCGGTAGATATACTTCCGATCCAAAAGGAAGCTGACAAACCTCCTGGGTGGAACTTTGAGCTGCTTTGCCGTTTCCCGGAAACCCGTCAGGAGGTTGCGGTCCACCAGCTCATCGAAATACTCCGCTTTAGGCCGGGCGATCTCCAAATCCACCCTTGCGGCGGAAAGCTGGGCTTTCTGGTTCTCAATGGTCCGCTGGGCCACGATAAGGGCCTGCGCCATCAACTCCTCCGGGTTCATCTGATTCTGCCCGTGAATGTAGCCGCCGTTGCGTCGGATGGAGGGAATGACCTCATGGGTGATCCACCGCTTAAAGGCTTTCGCCTCCTTCTTGCGGCTTCCGAGAATCAGAGAGTAAAGACCAGGTTCGTTGACGGTGGTCATCTCCTGCTCCCCGCCAAGGGTGTGCGTTGAACACACACCCTTTTCATCATCGTCCAAGCGGCGTACTTGCGTCCTGCTTATTTCCAGTGCCTGGCACACATCCGCCGCCACAAACCACGGTTCCCCGTTGACTTCCACCGTTCTGATCTCCCCAAACTCGGGGTTGTTGAAAATCATAAGTTCATTCATACAGCAGCCTCCTTTCTGGCCTCTGCAAAGGCCTGGTCGATAAGCTCCCGCATCATATCACTGTCTTCTTTCAGATGGTTCAATGCAAACAGCAGGGCGTTCACAAACTCTGCCGGTTCAAACGGGCCTTCGTCCATGGCCGTATGTATGGCGGTTATGGCGTCAATGCCACAGGAAATCTGGAACTGAACGCTATCCATTTTTGCTAAGTTGCTCATATTGAAAAACCTCCTTGAAATTCCAAGGAAGGTTTGATAGAATAAATTTATCAAACCTCCTTGGTTTGGTGGAATAACGGATTCGCTCAACTTTCGACGGGAGGGCGTTTCCGTTATTTTATTTGCCGAGTTCTTCGTCGAGTTTTCTCCTGAACCATTCGGTTCTACCCTCTCCTCTTTGGGCAAGTTTTTTGTCGAGGGCTTCGGCCTTCTCCTTATCAACCATAAATACAAGTTGTTTTTTTGCCTTTCGGAGTTCTCGGAAGTATTCGGCACGACTTTTTTCAGCCACTGTTTCACCTCCTTGTTGCTAACAACAATATATCATGTTGTTAGCAACAAGTCAAGAGGTTTTTCAAAATTTTTTTAAATTCTTTGAGTTCCATGTTACAGGAAACTCCCAGCTGTTCCCCCACCTCATTTTTCTTATTTCCGCTACCTCCCACATATTTTTTTACTCGATGTATTGACTATTTCTGTTTGTTCATGTCATAATATTGATACAAGGAGGTGTAAGTATGGCCAATGTATTTGATGTCGCTGAGTTCTTCATCCGTATTGCAAACCAGAGTGAAGACGACCAAATGACTAACATGAAGTTAAACAAGCTATTGTACTACGCCCAAGGAGCCTTTCTCGCCCGGACAGGTAAGCCACTGTTTGAGAATCAAATTGAGGCCTGGCCTTTGGGGCCGGTAGTCACTGATATTTATCACAAATACAAAGTTTGTGGTAAAAACCCCATCAGTTCTGACGAGGATGTAAATCACGCAGCGTTTACGGAAGAGGAATTTGAAACCCTACTTGATGTGATGCGGGAATATGGCAAGTACACCGGTTCCACTCTCGTCTCTCTCTCCCACCTCCCCGGCACCCCGTGGCGCAACACTCAAGAGAAGGGGGAAAAAGTGCTGGATCGTGATGAAATAGCGGCTTATTTCATTGCCCATCCCGTCCCCCACTTAAAGGAAAAAATTACCACTCCGCAGGTCGCCGCCCTCCCGGCTGACTGGTATGACCCGGAAGAGGATGCCGAGTGGGAGGCGTATCTATGAGCAAATGGGATGTCTATCTTGCAAATGTCCCATTTGAGGACACCGCAGAATCAAAAATCAGACCTATCGTCATTTTAGATGATTCTGCCGTTGTGATCGACTGCTTGAAGATGACATCAAAACCGCCTCGCCTTGGGGAATATGTATTGCAGAAGTGGAGCGAGGCGGGTCTCAAAAAAGAAACAGCGGTTCGCATCTCTAAGCGGCTTTCCCTCAATTCTGCTACTCTTATAAAAAAGCTGGGTTCCTTACAGGCCATAGACATTATTGAGATTCAAAAGAGAATTACTTGATTTATCGACCAATACATAGGGCTGAGCCGGGGAGTAATCCCCGGCCTTTCCTTTGCTCAAAATCCCCTCAGTTCTACGCTCATTTCATGATCATAGTCTGCTTCGGTGTCGCTGTACTGGTAGGTATGTGTCACCTGCTCCACCAAAACATACTGATCCAGATTCATATCGCCCATTCCGGGTATCCGCATCAGGACCATCTGGCCGGCACGCAGCGGAACACCCAAACTCTCCACCTTCAGTGTCCGCAGCCGCCTGTTGTAATAGGACAGGCTTTCCATCGCTCGGGCCTGCACCTGAGCATCGTTCAGACTTTCGTCCACCTGCTGATAGAGCTGTAAAAGGCCCCATTCCGCAATCGTTGCGCTGTCCTGGGCGATAAACGCATCCATGCGCCCGGTGTCCTGATTGGGTCGGACCAGCTTAATGGAGTTGTAGGTCTGCTCGTCAATGTCGGTCTTATAGGTGTAATCCAGCAGCAGAGACTTCTCCCCGATAACATAAGGCGCGATCATGTCCGCTGCCCTTGTGAGGGATATCCCCTCCCCGTTGTCGTACATAACGAAAAGTTCCCCGGTATTCAGCAGTGTCCGCTGCACCGCTTCGCCGGCGATGTCGAGGCAGCTCTTGTTCTGCTGAATAAACGATGGGAACCTGTAGCCGGTGTCGGTGATCTCCCCCGTGGTGATCTGAAGGTCAGCTGCCATTTGGGAAATCATCTCCCCGGCTGTCATGCCATAGAAGGCATAGGAGGCGTTTGCCTTAAAATATCGCAGCCGGTCATAGCAGGTCACATTGATAACCTTCCAGCGGTCTGTGGTTTTAGTAAATACCCAACCGGAAAAGCGCAGCTCACCATCAACCGAAAGCCGCACCTCGTCCCCCTCAGAGAAAGAGAGGTCGCCGGCTTTGTTTAACGCAAATTTAAATGTGCCCGGCGCGCCGGTGCGGGTAGTGGTATGGGTGATACTCTGAGGAAATACCCGCCACGCCTTCCCGCTGGACCGGTTGTAAATGATTAAATCTATCATCCCGTCACCTGCAAACAATCCGCAGAAGTCCACCCCAGTGCCCCGCCACTCTCGGTGGTAACATGGTATGGGTCAGCCCGGGATAGGTCTACGATACGGGACACTTTCACCGTGCGGCCGTTACCGTTTCCGTAGCTCCCGCCGCCGTAACTGTCAGCGTAATAGCGGCCGTTTATGATGCAGAGGGAGCCGACAACGATTTGCCCCGGGGGAATGGTCCTTGTAGGCTCCACCGATGCCGCAAGGGGTACTTGCTCACTGTCCTCCTCCACCGGCTGAAACACCAGCTGCTGCGGAGCGTAATCCCGATACTCCACGATTTCAAGTGTAAAGTAAAAATCGCCAGTCTCCCCGCCTCGCTCTTCAGTGTCAAATTGAGTAACCAGACATTGAAAACCCTTATCATCTCCCCCGGAAAATGCTTCTCCGTTTTCATAGTAACGGATGGGGTGATAGACGATGATTTCCCGGTTCTTCATCGCCCCCTCGAAAAAGTCGATAAATTCAGAGGGCGGGACAAAACCCCTTTGCCCTACAAGCATCCCAGAAAAGGGACGCCCGGGAAAGAACGAGGAAATAGACACTTTTCGCTGGTTAGGGATACGGGGAATCATGATAGGACCTATCCCCATGACATTGTACTCCCCATTGCTCACCGACCGGGCAACCGGCAGCGTCTCGGGATTGACCGGGAGAAGATAGGACGCCGCCCCCTCTTTTTGAAAGTAGATACCAAATCTTCCCACGGTCGTCCCTCCTTTAAGGCATTGCGGTGGCCACAGTGGCTCCGCTGGATGTTTGCTCGATCAGGATCTCTGTGATGGCGTCCACAAGGGTCTGGAGATCTTCTTTGAAGTTCCCTGTGTTCTGTCCGTTCACCGTAATGACAGGCTGCTGTGTGGTCAGGTTGATCCGGTTGATATACTGCCTTTCAGCTATATCAACCAGTGACTTCAAATCCTCTTTGGTGCTGTCCACGGATTTTTTGATGGAGCTTGTGTCGCTTTTGATGGCCTTCAGCTGTACCGCTGTCAGACTGTCCAGCCCACCATTGGCCAGCTTGTTCCCCAGACTTCCGGCCGCACTTCCCCAAGATTCCATCGTAGTAGAGTAATCAATGTGGGCCATACGATCAAGAGTAATCTTTTTCTCTCCATAATTTTCATCGGCCCACGACTGTATTTTATTTCTGAGTGACGATAAATTTCCAGCTATGTCGGTCTTGAATATAGCGTCAATGCCTTTTCCTATGGTCTCAAATATCCCAATCGCAAAATCAGCCATATCAGTAAGCAGATGGACAATGGAACCAACAGGATCATTGAGGAAGTTAGCGAAAAACTCCGCAAAAGAAGCAAGGAGATTATAGGTATCGGCTACAAGGTTATAACCAAGAGCATAGAGCCACCCAGCACCTTTCCCTATGAAGGTGAAGATTTCTTCAGAGGTCACTCCCGCTTTCATAAGGCCTGTCACAAAGGCCGAAATCAGGCCTATTGTAACCACAAGAGGGGCTGCCGCTAAAAGTTCCGCCCCGTGGACGACTATCATTTGTGCCGCAAAAAAGGCAGCGGCGGCGGCAGCAACGGTAAATACCTCGACGGCGTGATTGCCAAGAAAATCAATCAGCTTTGCTCCACCCTCCAACAATGCACCGATGGCCATACCAGCCAATTTGGCGGCGGTATCAAGTCCCCGAAAAAAACGCTGCCCCGAGGACGAGTTCATAGCGGCATTGAGCTTCTCAACCCCACCCTGCATCCCAGCCATGGCATTGACCACTACCCGGGAGAAGGTGTCGTTCACAGTTGTTCCCATTCCGGAAAACGCTCCGCCGATTTTGTCCGGTGCTCGTTCGATTGCGTCTGTGATATAGCGCAGAACACGGCGTACAGAAAACAGGGTAATGACCGTCCGAGTCAGGCGGTTGCTCAGCTTTTCCACCGGATTTGAGGTCTTATTGAATCCCATAAAGGCGGAAACCGCTCGTTTGGCCCAGCTCTCGGTTTTCTTGGTGCTCTGCGCAAGTCGTTCTTGCTCTTTTGCTGCTTTCTGCGCAGCTCTGGCTATTTTGTCTTGCTCTCTCTGCGCCGCAGCGGCGGCCTTGTTCCGTGCATTTATCTCTTTTTGCGCCGCATTAGCCGCCGTCTGGGCTGCTTTCATCTCGGCCGCAAGACGTTGTTCCGCCGCCCGTGCCTGCCGCTCGACGTCTTTTGCAAGATGGTCTCCAAACTTGCTCCTACCCAACGCATTTGCGGATATATCCCCGTTTTTTGCGAGGTCGGCGAGGGAGCTACGGGCCAGAAGGTCGAATCGTTCCGCCTCTGCCGTTGCGCTTGTGAACACCAGGCCGATACGGTCCATTTGCCTTGCGAGGCTATCCAGCGCCCTATCTCTTTGGGAGTCAGTAAACGCCTCTTTGGCTGTTTCGGCATAGACATCCAGTTTTCCGATAAGCCAGTCAGTGGCCGTAGCCGATTGCTCCATCTTTTTGACGTATCGGTCTACGCTGCTGTCATGGACCTGGACATTAATTTCCTGATTGATTGCCGGCATAATCTCACCCCTTTTGTGCCGTTTCCCGGGACTTTATCTCTTTGTGGATCATCTCCGCCACCAGAATCTTTTCCCGCTCTGGTAATGCGTCATACTGTGAGGGGGACCAGCCCAGATTTACAAAGCAATAGTACGCAGCTATTGCGTCACCGTCCGGGTCTGGCCCCGATATTAGTTTTTTGCTTCTTGCTGGACGCCCTGGTCATCCATACCAGAAAGACGGCCGATAGCATCAGAAAGCGCCGCATACTCTCCGGCAAGAAGCATCTTACCGATAACCTGGTCCCCGGTCAAAACCCCATACGCTTCACAGAGGTCCGTAGCGGCAAAATCGGGCTGCACCGTGCCGGCAATGATAAGAGACTTGGTGAACGCATCAGCATCGAAATCGGTCACCGTATCCCCGGCCCGATTCCGATATGTCTTTGTGGCCTTCCTTTTGAGGGCAGCGGACTCTTCCTGCGAAACAGCCCGGATGATAAATGGGACAACGTTCCCCTCTTCGTCCTTGAAGCGCTGAGAGATAACGACCTCCTGATTTTCAGGGGTTTCGGGGTGAAGAAATGCGTGAAGTGTGGACATATTCTACCTTCCTTTCTGTTATCAGCCGTTCCCCAACTGAGCAGGGGGAGTAAAGCTGTCAATTCTCGCCACACGGGTCCAGGCAAAGTTGAAATCGTAGTTCAGCATTGCCTCCTCATCATTGAGGATGGAGATGGGGATCTCGCCTGTCAGGTGGCAGCCATAGTAGGCAGTAACCTCCTGTCCCAAGCTGGTGGCAGGGTCGTTGTTGGTGATTTGGATATCAAACTCAGGCATTACGCCGGTGTTGATATACTCCAGCACCATATCACGGAAAATATCATCGCCGTAATAGATGTTGCCGGTGCCAGTCTGAGTTGCGCCGTTGTTCTTACTCTGGACCCGCCGGGTGCCCACCACCCGCATATCCTGCGACTGGATATTGGCAACGGTGCGGATATTCCGCATCCCGGCAATGACCACATTCCGGCCGCCCATAGTAATAACAACGCTTCCCTCTGCGCCGTTTACGGTATCTCTTGCGAGCAAATGTTCAGCCATTTATGTACCCTCCTTTACGAAACCTCAATGGTCATATAGATCTTCTCTGTGGCGTCCACTGCCTGGATGGCGATGGTAATGACGATAGCGTCAATATCCTCTCCTGGCTGGATGTCCACATCAGCAACATCAAAATTCTGGATGCCCTGATTGGCCTGAATGTCCAGCAGGTATCCCACAATGACGGCTTTAAACCGGCTGCGGCCCTGCTCGTTGTTGTTTATAACGCCAATGAAGCCCTGGGCGAACTGCTGATACAGGTCATTGGCAATGGTATTGCAGAGCCGAATCACCCGGTTTTTCCGGTAGACCTTCCCGATGTCCTCGGTGTAGGTCACAAGGCTATTGATGTCCTGCTCCACCTTTACGGTACCGTTTTCGGCAAAAAGCACGAACTGCCCTTTATTCAGGGCGTCAATCGTGTCACTGTTGGTCAGAACAGGGGACACCGCCACCGCACCGGGATAGGTCGCATAGGTCAGACTCTGGTTGTATGTAGCACCGGCCAGAGCACCGGCGGCCCACCACACCGTCTGAGATGCTGTCAGCTGTGTACCGTCGCCCAGGGTAACGCCGCTTTCCACATCCACAATAAAGCGACTGTCAGGCCCCGTTGCAAAGCCGGAGGCCACCAACTGGGTGTATGCCCCGCTCTCATCCGCAATGCGCTTAACAAATGCGGACATGGCATCCAGAACAGTCGCATCACTGCCGTCATAGGCCAGCACATCAAATTTATAAGGCTCGATGGCCGAGAGAAAGGTGGAATAAGCGGCTGTAGACACCGTTCCGTCTGCACCACCGGTCAGGGCTACGCCGGTGTTTGCGGTAATATCGCCGGTACCGCTCCAGGTAACCCAGTTATTTTCCCGAAGGTCGGAAATGGCCGTAATGCCGATTTGGGTGTCTACGATTTCACCGTCCACCGCTGTGGAAACGGTAAACGTGTTGTCGACCTCCTCGGTCACGATGACCGTGATATCGTTCCCCCGGGCACCGGGATATTTTGCGGAAAAGTTCAGGTCACCGATGGCGCCGGCCGCCTGTTCAGCTCCAGCACCAGAAGGACGATAGAAGAGGATCTTCACCGGTCCGTTGGTCCGGTTGGTCCCCTTGAACATCTCATTCAACCACCGATTTTTCTCACTGGTGATGTCGTAGCCGGTAATGGGCGTGACATCCTGCCCCGCCTCAATCTCGGTAACAACACCGACCGGTCCCCAGCTGATGGCTTTTGCGAAGGCCACCACGCCACGGGCCCCCACATTCAGACCGGACGCTTTGGCGGTCTTGAAGCGGATATACACACCGGGGCGGACTTTATTCTGACTGGTCCAGGTTCCACCTGCCATGATAGATCACTCCTTTTTGATGAAGTCGGCAATAACTTTGTCGGCCTCCAAAATTGTGTATTTCGGTTTTTTGAGAATCGTCCGAAGGAAGTCTTTCTGGACATGGGCGTATCGCCCACTCCGGATAAGCGCCTCGGGGGTGAATCTCTTTTTCTGTTTCGGCGTGATAACCTCTGCGGTCTCCACAGCCGATTTCGATTTAGCCATTCTGTTCAGCCTCCTTTACCTCGATCGTGAGGTTTGCACGCTTCATAAGTACAGCAGCTTCCTCCGGCGTTACCCGCACCCGGACCTCAAACTTATAATGCAGTGCGTCAAGGTCTATCGTCCAGCTACGGTCAAATGCCCGTATGACTTCTGTGCTGTCTCTCTTTTCGTCTGTATAGGGAAATGTCTCCATGACCAGATCCAGCGCCTCACCGGCACGCTGGTATTTCTGCTGAAGGTCTGTCAGGTTGTAATCCTCCAGATAGGTCAAATCAAGGCCCAACGTCCGAAGATAGTAGCCGTCCAACTGCTTTTTAATGTTGCCATACCGCTGCTGGAGAAACATAGCCGGGGTTTCAGTGCCCTGCTGGTTTGGGTCCTCGTACATGGTCACGCCCGGCATAACCGGCTCCAGGTAATCCGCAAGGGACCGGGCGAGCGTTGTAAGTGTAAAAATCATTTCTCAAACAACTCCTTTACCCGCACCCCCAACTCGTCCTCCAGAGTCTCTGTGAATGCTTTAACGCCTTTGTCTACCATGAACTCACCCTTGACATAGGGTGTTTTCGTGCCCACCACGATACCCACATCGGCGTTGGGGTCATAGGACAACAATCCGCTTTCTGCGTCAATGTAGAGGCCGGGAACAAAGTGCCTGTCCATTCTGTGTCCGTCATTGACGTAGGAGGCGTACTGCAAATCACTTCTTAGGGCAGTATGGAAAATCTTCCCGCCAGATAACTCTACCCGGGTAGGTTCCACCACACTGTCACTGGCCCAGCTTTGCTTCAGTTTGCTGGTTATGGTATTCGGCCCGATGTATGGACCTCGGCCGGTTCCGTCTTTGGGTGGTGTCGCCTCAGTAGTGACTTCTACGGCTCGTATCGTAGCTTTTTTTACCGCTGCCGCCATAACCTCCGGGAAATCCTTCCGGGCTTTTTGCAGCTTTGTAAGATAGGGCCTAAAAGCGTTCGCCGCCATTATTTCACCCTCTCCTCCTGCAATAGCGTTACTTCCTGATGGGCAAGCCCGGGGATAACCGCCCCGAAAGGTTCATAGTAGTAATTGGGTTCCCCGGCAAAGGCTCTAATGACTTCACGGGACTTTCCCAACACACCGCCGCGGGTAATCAACAGCTCGTCCCCCGCTTTGATATCGACATCGTTATCCGCCGCAAGTTTTTGGGTCTGATCTACCTTTGCTGCTGTGCGCTGCATAGAGATTCCGTGGTCATTCTCCCGGTAGATCCTGCAAGGAATATCTGCGGCAATCTCTGTCCGCTTCTGCGTAGTCAGATTGCCCTTTTTTACGGGTGTGACCCGGAAAATGGTGACGGTGTCTGTGTACCAATCAGCATAGTTCACACTACCGCCCCCTCTCAGATAATTCCCATGCCGCCCATACCCACAAGCCGGGCACGGGTGGCGAACTGCTGGCCGTAAGATGTGGCGTTGAAATCGCCCCACTCTTTCAGGGCTTCAGAAACAGCCCCAGTATCGTAGGAGACCGAAGAATCCCCGAGTGTAGCACTCTTCACAACGCCAGAGACCGAACCGGTCGCCGCCGCCTGTGCGGGTGTCTGCGGATTTTCAGTGTAGTTCCGCAGATACAGAGTCACATAGTGGGCCACATAAAGGCCGGCGGCATAACGCCATCCGTCCAGCCACCTGTTGGGCTGGACGGATGCGTTTGCCTGATTGATGATCTCATCGAGGACTGTCTGCGGCAGGAAGGGCGTGACGGTCGCCTCCCCGTCATCGTCAGTCACGGTTTTGAAAAATTGCGGGAAGTCTGCCTGGAACATGGAAGCTGTATAGTTCCCTTTCCCTCCGGCAATGTTCGCCGCTCTTTCCACAACTCCGTAAAATTGATTTTGTCCGTAGAAGTAAGGCATCACGCCATCCCTCCCTTCTTAATCCTTTTTAGCCCGGGTTCTCTTAACGGTCTTTTCCAGCTTCTCGCCGCTTTCCTCGTCAGCCGCAATGACCTCTTTATCCTTCTTCCCGGCGGGGATGGCGATCTTGCCGTCCTTCACCAGAGCGTTAAAATAAGGGGTATCGCAAAACCGCTCCGGAACCTCAACGAGAGAGCCGGCTTTGACCAGCAGAGAGGCATCGCCGTCCCTGCTGGTCAGAATGATATTCCGATGAGAGAGAATGAACATTGTCAGTCCCTCCCCTTACACACCGTCCACATACAGAACGGTCTGGGGGTAGAACAGCTGCACCTGGGAGATGTTGGCCATATAGGCGGTGTCATAGCAAACCTCCGCAGCATTGGGAGAGGTCATGACCCGGGCCAGAGGCACCAGCTCGTCCACCTTCACATAGCGGCGGTCGTTGATGTACACCACCATACGGTCAGTACCGCCCGTGCCGGCACCCTTCAGCCACCGGGTGGCGCCGATGTAGAGAGAACCGCCGTTCTTTGCGGCGATGTTGTTCTTCAGCACATAGTCCATGATGCTCTCGGTCGCAAGGTCGGACACGGGGGTGTTGAGGATGTATCCATACAGCTCATAAGGCAGCAGGATATGGTTGGGCATGGCGCTCATGTCATACTCCGCAGCAGCCCAGGCAGCGCCCAGAGCACTGTTGATGTCCTGGAGGATCTGGGCGGGGGTCTTGTCGGCCCATTTGGTGGAGGGGGCGGCGGCGCCGTTGCTGGCGGCCATGGTCTCCACCGCATCGGGGTCATTGATAAGGCCGGTGGTGCCGTACTCCTCCATACCCACATAGGCATTGGCGTCCATATGCTTATCGTAGGCCAGCCGGACACCCTGGGTCAGAAGCTGGTCCAGAGAGCGACCAATAAAGTTACTCTTGGCCATGTCCACAAACATGACCCGCAAAGCGGCCGCAAACACATGAGCCTTGAACATGCCCTTATCCAGATTGGCCTGAACCACGGGGATGTTATTGGCACCGCCGGCCGTCACGGGGCCATTCTGGGCGCCGTTGGTGAGGCCATAGGCCACAGACATGGCAGAGACATAGTCCACCCAGCCACCGCCCACATCCACGGGAATGTCCCGGGGATAGGTCACGCTGGTCAGGGGTTCCCGGATAAGGGTGTCCCGCTTCTCCAGCTCACTGGTGAGGAAGGCACCGCCGGAAGCAATGCCGGCAGCGTCCAGCGTCATAGGACCTCCGGCTACGCCGGGGGTAGAAAAGACACCGCCGTTGGTGGTTCCCATATTCTTGAAAGCCATTGTTTTTTACCTCCTTACGCTTTCTGTAGGGTCAGGATGCGGACGCAGGCAATGCCATTGGCGTCGGCGGGACCCTCGAACACACAGCCGGGCAGTTCGACCGTGTTGGCACCGTCAGCTTCTGCCTCGATACCACCAACGACAGCCGTAGGCATCGCATCGTTGACCGTCACCCGGACATAGACCTTCCCGCCCAAAGCAGGGGTTCCCTTCTGCACCTTCACATTGATGGCGCCCCGCATGAAGACGCTGGCCGCATCGTTGGGGGCGTACTGGCCGACGCCCTGCTCCAGATAGTTGACGGAACTCTTGATTTCACGGGAAGCGAAGCCGACAAAATCGTCACCGGTGTCACCGGCGCCCATTGCGACTACATTCCCGTTGGTCCCGGCCTCGTATTTGACCGGGGTGCCGAAAACCAGAATGGCAGAACCGCCCACGGGGCGGGTCTTGACGATCATGTCCGGCTGGTAAGCGTAGGACCCCGCAAAGCCGTGGGGGAAATCCTTGCCGATGGTTTGGGTATAAAATCCCATGGTTTAGCCCTCCTTCTTCATGTGAGGGTTCCGGGCGTCATAGGCGCTCTGGGCACCCTCACAAATCTTATCGAAATTGGTCTTGGCCGCAGCATCTGCGGCCTTCCGAGCGGTCTCCTTTGTGGCCTTCTGGATATCGGACACGGGAGAAGCGCCACCACGGACAGCCTCAATCAGAGCGTCCGTCACATGGCTCTTCACATCCTTGTCCTCGATCTGCGCCACGATGGGCCGCATCAGCCGAAGGATAGCGGCGGAAAGCTCCTTGTCAGGGTGTTCCTCCACCTTCTCCTCGATCACCTCAGAGGCGCCATCCTCGTCCTCACAGCCAGCATCTCCGCCGGTCAGCTTGGTCAGCTCCTCGTCAATGGCGGTCTCATCACTGGACTTCTTGGGGCCACCATGGCCATTGATGCGCTTCTCAATGATCTCGATACGCTCCAGAATCTTGTCCAGCTTGGTACCCATGTCGTCCCCTTTGGGGATACCCTCGTCATTGACCTCACCGCCCTTGGTGGGTTCCGCCTCCGGCGCCTTTACGGCGGGGTCAGCGTCCAGCACCTTGGCAGTGCTCTCGGTCAGTTTTTCGAGTTCTTCGGGGGTGGCGTCCTTTGCCGCAATCCCAAAAAACTCCAGCAGTGCCTTAGTTGCGCTCATTTTGTGCGCTCCTTTCTGTGCCTCTGGGGCACTGTCTTTTATTGCGATCTCATGGCCGGCTCTGCCTCTCGGCACAACCGCTATGTGATTGCCTCTGATATTGGTCTGCTTGTAGCCGCCGTTCCCGTCCTGCACATAGTCGCAAATATAGCCACAAGAGACTTCACGCTTCACCCTGTTCTGCACTTCAGACGCAAGAACAGGGTCTTTAATCACCATATCGGCCACCAGCGTGTCACCCTCCCGGCGCACATTCTGCACATGACCTTTGGAGTAGGTGGCGAAGTTGGAGGCGTCAACGCCCTCCGTGGGATGGCCATCCGTCACATCCTTCCCCTCAAAGGAAGCCATGGCGACAGGAGAAAAGACATCCTCTTCCAGCCGCTCCACTTTGATTTGTGTCTCGGGATCTCCGTCCGTAATGCCCAACTCCCGGGCAAGGTAAATTTGCTTCCCAGTTCGGGCGATGGGCACATTTCGGCAGATAAGATAACCCTCCGGGGTTTCGCTGATGTTATCGCTGAGTTTAGAGCCAAAATAATAAATCATGCCGGTCAAGCCTCCTTGTAGGCGTCAAGCCATTTGTGATAGACCGCATCATCGGCCAGCTTATGCCGCTCGAAGGTCTGGAAGGTTTTGGGGACAATGTCAGGAATTGCAATCCGCATATCCTCCCACTCCCGATACCGTTCCAGCCAATGCCGCCGGCCGGCTTCTTTTTTGCGGTATGCCTCAATGGCCTTTTTGCTCCTCGGGTCCACCGTGTAAGGGTTTTGTACCGGGGAAGAAAACCGCTCAATCTTCTCAATTTCCTCCCGGCTTCGTCCTGCGGCCGTCCATGGTATAATCACACAACGGCAGTTGGGATGAATGTTCAGCCAGGTATTGGTCAGCTCATTGGGTCCGTTTTTATCCACCTTCCCAAAGGCGTCAGCCAGCGGCGGAAATTTTGGGTCCTTTCCGCTTTTGGAATAGACCCGGTTTTGATAAGGGGCGCATAGACCACATGGGTCTGATGCGCCCTTGATGGTGTAAAGGTCATGGTCCGGGTCCTGTGTCAGAACCGCCAAAACCTCTGCCTGCCGGATGGTGGTGCGGGTGACCATGGAAGCGTATGTATGCAGCCGCCACCGCCGGCCGGCCTTATCCACAAAGGCGGTCAGGCCCTCCCGCTGAAGGTCGGCTACAAAAGAATTGATATTTCTCCTCGACCCGGTGCCGGCGGCTCTGACTTTAGTGGCATGGGTCAGGCCGATTTCCCGCCAAACATCGGGCTTGTCCCGGCCGACAATGTAATCCGCCAGAGATTGATAGGCCGTATCCGCCGCTTCGTCTAACTCCGCCATAAGGGAGATGAGCAGCCGGTCAACGATCTGATGCTGTACCCCGGTCAAAGCCCCGGCCGCCATATATGCCCGCAAAGCGGCCCTGGCCGTTGTCGGCATGGTCCGGGCCTCCGGGTGATAGGCGTAAAACTCATATTCGATGGCCTTCGGGGACCACTCCCACGCCTCGGTCTTCATGCTGTTCAGTATCTGGCGTACCCGCTTCAGAGCGGCCACGACATGATAATCGGCAAACCCCAGAGAGCGAAGCCGGGCTATCTCGTTGATGATGTCGCTTTCGGTCTTCAGGTACAGCTTGATCAGCTTATCGCGGTACTCGTTCATATTTCACCACCCGAAAATGGGTATAAGAAAAGCACAGGCTTTTAAGCTCTGTGCTTCACTTTAGGATTATAAATGCTCTATAACGGTTTCCACTATCTCGGAAGCGCTCCCCAGATGCTCTCCCACTTTTCGCATAAGGGAGTTTTCCTCAAGATAGGCAATTCCGGCTGGGGTGATTTTAAGCCCGGTCGTCTCTTTCAGGGTTTCACGTCTCCCTATCTGTTTTTGAATGGCTAACCCGGATATCAGTCCATCTTTTAACGCATTGGACAGGAGGAAAAAGAAGTAATCCTCGCCCACCGGAAAATCCTTACTCCTTGGGGCTAAAATATTAAAATCCGGCTTTCGGTCCTCTTTCAAGCATCGGTAGAGGTATTTCAGCAGCTTATAGAGCATGGGGAAATAGTCGTCTTTCGCCATTCCTAATACACCTCAATCGTCTTCATCATCCATCAAAAGTTCTTCCTGGGTAATACCGTATAATCCAGGTTTAAGTAACTTTAACAGCTCCCAAAATGGAGCCTCCGGGTGTGCAGTCCCGTAATCGATAATTTCCTGTGCAGATCCATCGATACACGCCCCATACACAAGCATCTCTACATCTTCCTCAAGAACCTTATCTTTTTTTAACTCTCCTTGACCGATATACCGCTTAAGAAATTCTCTTAACTTCTTCTCCAACACTAACATTCCTTCCCGTTATTTTATCTTCGTTACCCATACTGTTTTAAAGCCGCCATATCCGTCAGCTTCTACTGTATATTGAGCGTGCGTGGTTCTTATTGTTCGTACTTCTCCCGCCTGAATACCCGGATACCGGGTATTCAATAGCCCTGTCAGTCTGGCGTAAGTCTTCGGCTTTAGCTGGATACCTGACTTATCCCGCTGCGGCGACGGGGCATATTTGGTTTTTCCTATTTTACCACTTATTCCAGTGGATGTCCAGCGTCCCCCTTCATCTCTTGGCTGACCAGGATCGTAGTCGATGGTCAGCCCGTCTTCAAAAGGGACCGCTCCCTCTCCCCATATTCCCGCAGTCGGGTCCTTCAGTGCCGTATCGTCCTTCCATGTCACGCCGGCAGCGGCATTGATGTCATCATCGGATATGCTTCCAAACATTCCGGTTTCATCGGACAGCTGTTTAAGCTCGTACATGGCGGTCTTCTTATCCAGCAAGCCGGACTGATATGCGCCAATGATGGTGTCCGCCTTTTTGTTAGCGATATTGGCAAGCTCATCCGCCGTAGGCGTCCATAACGGCGGGAACTGGATATCGTATGTATCCGGAACATACCCGATGGCGGACATAAAGATAACGGGCATCAGCTGCTCCAGAATAGGGCGAAGGTCGCTTTCCCGTTTCGTGTCCACATAATCGTAGTAGTTCTTCAGGTCACTCTCCCCTGTGGCATTCATGCCGGCAGGAGATCGCCCGAAAAGTTTCGTCACCGGGATACGGGTTGCACCCGAAAGGTCGAGACACATACTGTCATAGACATCTTTCAGCCCTGTGAAGGTGTACTGATTGTTCTGGAATTTATCATCCCTGTTCATCAGCTGAAGGCCAAAATTGGACTTGACCACGCTGATGGCCTGCATGGTTTCCCAGAATCGTCTCAGCTGCTCTTTGCCTCCTACGCTGATAAGCTGTTCCAGATTCTCAACGCTCATGATGTCCGTGTTCGCCCGGAATGTAAGATTGGCCATGTTGGCAGACACATTATCGTGTTTCTTGATATCTTCAAAGATGGCCTCGATCTCGCTCTCGCCCCAGTACATCTCTGCCACCTGCTCCAAAAACGGCAGCTCCCGGCCGGTAAACCGGATGATGCGGGAATGGTGGACGTGAGCCACGGTCTCCCCTCTGGCGTTCGTGATGTCATACCACATCGGCAGATTGAAATCACGGTCACCGGGGTCGTTTACGATTTCCATTCCCGGGGTAATTCCGCTCCATCTGTCCAGAATATAAAGCCCCTGAAACGAACCCGGCAGGACCGCAGAAAGGTCCAGCGGCTCCGACAGATCATCCTGTCCTTTGACTAGAATAAGCCCGGCAGCACCGCCATAAAGCCTCCCCCAGCAAAGTCCCCTGTTCAGTTTGTCCCTCAGCTGTGTATTGCGAAATACCCGGCTGATCTCGTCCATACTGTCGGGGGCAATGTCTCCCGTCAGATTGAACCACTCCCGAAGCATATCGTCCGGGATGATCTCAACGACATTCTGCACCACCCAATTCCCCCGATAGAGAGAGTTGAGCAGTGCGTAGTTGTCTGTCATTCTGGTCAGCGGATACTCGGTCGCCTCAATAGGCGCCTGACTTCCCAGCCCAAGCCGGAAGAGAGCGTTGGAAAATGCGTCCAGCGTCATAACCTGCCCGGTGTCGGCTTTTTCGGATTCTTTATGTCTTCGGCTCACAGCTCAAACCTCCATTCCGGGAGAGAATTGACTTTGTACCGCAAGGCATCCGCACTATGGTCGGATTCCTTCACCGGCTTCTCCACCCCGTGGAGGGCGGCTTTTTCGTCCCAAAGATAAGTTCCCATCTCGTCAATGAGACAGGAACAGGAATTGTGTATCTTGATTCGTCTTTTGGCCAGCAGGTTGGAAACTTTGCGAATGCCTTCCAGAACCTCATTGTTTGCCGGTCTCACATAGAAGCCCCGGCGCCGGCACTCCGCAATGAACGATGCCGCAGACGGGTCTATAATAAGCTCGCAGGGGTTGGATGTCCCCATGAACTTCTCCAGATCATCCGCATATTCAGTGTCCGTTTTCTGCCTGTACTCTTTCCGGCTGTCCCAGTTATACTCCCGGTCCACATACAGCGTTCCATCATAATCGTAAATGTCCAAAAAGCGGGTCGGGTTGGTTGTGCCGTAGTCGATGGCGATAGTTCGCTGGCCGGTCCATTCCAGGTCAACAGGCCTCTGCCCATCAGTGTAGACATTTTCGTCCTCGTTGAACATATCGTAAATCACGCCCTCAGAAATACACCACTCGCCCAGAACAAACCGCTTATAAAACACACCGCTGAACATTGAGCGGTAGCGCTCTTTTGTGGCCTCGTCCAAAGACGGGTTATCATCCATCAGGAAGTGAAGATGCATCGCCTTGTGTTTCTCCAGCTCCAGTATCCACTCCTGCCGGAACCAGTGCCGGGGATTTTCCGGGTTGCAGTTGAACCACAGCTTTGAACCGGTCACCGAGCACCGGGCAAGAGCCTGTTCCACAAATGACCGGGGCATAAGAGCCACCTCGTCCAAAAGTACGCCGGCCAGAGTAACGCCCTGGATAAGAGATGCGCTGCTTTCATCCTTGCCGCCGAAGAGATAAAAAATGTTCTCTTTGTCTCCCTGCTTCACAGAAAGAGCGTGTGCGCTGCGGCTGTACTGCAATTCAAACTGCTCCCGCAGATACCCAACACCCAGAAGCGGGTTGATGATATTTCTCTCTACGGCGCCCACAGACTTCCCGCAGAACGCAAAAGAACGGTGATTGAAACACCGCATAGCCCAAAGGATGAAAGAGACAGACATGATAGATGTCTTTCCGCTTCTGACCGCCCCATCGCAGATAAGGGCATCATAGTTCAGAAATGGAAACAGGAGGATTTGTGCCTGCTTGTCCGATAGTGGCTTAATTCCCATGCTGCTTTATCCACTCCTTTAGGGAGGCCGTAAGTGGGTCGTCTTCTCTATCCTGATGGCCAGATCCGGATTTCGGCTCAAATACTCCGAGGTGCTTGCCCAGCAATTCCAACACACGGATTTTGTTGGAAAACTTCAGAGGGCTGTCCGTGTAATCTGCGGCGGTCATTTCGGCAATCTCTTTGAGCTTATCGACCACATAGTCACCATCAAGCTGGGTCCGTTCCTGCCTTTTCTGAAATTCCTTTGTTATCACTTCCTGGATCTCCGGCATTTGAAGCAGTTTGTACCCCTGCTGTGCGGCCGTTTTCTTACTGTATCCGGCTCTCACAGCGGCGGCCGTGGCGTTGAAGTCCACCGTGTACTCGGCAACAAACCGCTGTTGTTTCGGCGTCAACGCCACGCATACTCACCACCTCACACGTTCAGATGTTGGTGCTGCCACCCGGATTTGAACCGGGAACCTATGAACCAACCCATCCACCGCTCTACCTGTTGAGCTATGGCAGCATAAAGGCGGCAGGTCTGCATACCCGCCGCCCACGGAAGGAGAAGGCCCGATATTCATACCGCCTCGGAGCAGGGCGGCGAAGAAAAGTCGATGGTGCAGCCCCTCTTCGGTGCTACACCACGATAGCATTATAGCACAGAAAAACGGTGAAAATCTGCCATCTTTTTCCCAGCTTATTCCAGTAGGCCCCGGTGAAGTGCCACCAACAGAATGAAATCCCGGTGCCACCTCCACGCCGTCCTCTCGCTGATATTGACCTTTTCTCCAGCCTCATACAGTCTCAATCCCTGGTTCGGCTGCCTAGGCCAGTAGACAAGGCCAATGAGCCGCAGCCGCTCCCTCCCGTCCTTCCGCCGCATGGTGGCCCGGATAGCCGCCTCCACAGCGTCAAGGCTCCGCTGTTCGGTCTGGGTCAGTTCCCGGGTGGCAACATCCTCAGTAGCACGGGAGGGAGTGCCGCTACCCGGCACTCCCGTATAGTTCGCTGTCATATTCGATTCATGCAGCGCCCAGTAACGGGCCAGATACGCTGGATACATCCGCACGATATTCCGGCAGAACCCCCACCACGGCTCCCTTGTTGTATTCACACAAACCGCCTCCCATGTCAAAGCCGCATGTTGTTTCGCCGTGCCACTTTCTGCAGTAAATCGGAACGGCATAATCATAATAAAATTTTGTCGATGGACCCCTCAAACCACATGTGTAAATCAATTTGCCATCCGACCCCCGTTCTACAAGCTCACAATGCGCACAGGTTTTACAGTTATGCTCTGTTTTGCATCTCTTCCGAAGCCAATAGGCCGAACTGCCGCCGATAAAGGCGACGGCGGTCAAGCCCTGGATCAAAGCATACATATCTACCATTTTCTTTTCTCCTTTCTCACCCCCTGAACCGGGACATGTCCCTCATATACCGGTCAAAGGCCTTCCACTTCTGCCGGGTGTTTTTCCATGTTCGGTTCTCATACAGCCACCGAAGAGCCCTTATGTACCACTCAATTTTATAAATCCACATAGGCGGTTACCTCCACAAATCAGGCAAAACGGCCTTCATGGCCGCAAACGGCAGAGGGATATTGGTAAAATCCTCGTCGTCGACACCAGCAATGATAATATCCCCGCAGAAGTCGACCCCGCAAATGGTGCAGTTATGCGGCAGCCCCAGCCGCCGGCCTTCTTCGTTGCAGATGACCACCAGATCATCCGCCAGAGTAACAGTCTCGATATTGCCGCCCACATATGCCTGCAAGTTCTCCAGTGTGGGCGTAACCCACACAGACGCCGGCTTACCGCCGGGCCTCTTGGTAATGACCTGAATCTTGTCCATCACTTCGCCTCCTCGTCCATCTTCGCCCCGCAGTTGGGGCAATAGTTGTATTTGCAAGCGTTCTGCCATCCACAGCAGGAGCAACGCTTAATCATTCTGTTTTTGCGACTTGGGTCATCGTATGGGTTGGTTGGCTCAAGCAGCCATCTCCCATGCCGCAAGGTTCTCATTGCTTGTGATTGATACCCTGTCCCACACATCGCAAAAAGCATTTCTTCCAATGCCGCATCCCGGTCAATATATTCAGGCATTTTCCGCCGCCTCCCTCAGTGCCGTCTCTGCCTCCGCCTTGGTTTGATACACATCCTCACTTGGGAATACCATAAGGGTTGTGTCGTAGCCTTCTACTGTTTCCTGCATATGATAACTCAAAGTTTTTTCTGCCTCCGTCATGCCATTGATATAGGCAGAAGCAATAATAAACCCCAGCACCTCTGCCAAAAACATAGAGCCTGCCACATCAAGGGCTTCACCATACTCATCCCGCTCTATCGCCCAAACACAGTCACCGTGGTTGAAACGAGATACCACCAGCCGCCCGTCCTTCTCGGCCTGGGCAAGCTCGGCTACCCGCTCCGGCTCCAGCCCGGTGTCCTCGTAGGCGGCGAGGCGGCAATACACTTTTGGCACAATACATCCTTTTGTGCAGCCTCCCAGTTCGTGACAACCTCGTTTGCAATAGTGATCCTGCCCACACATCTCCCACGGGTCAAAATTTCTCCAACATTCGTTAGTCAACCTCTCCATGTCAATCCTCCTTCGGCGGGCGGCGGTAGGCGAGCCACACTGTCCCATAGTCGTGACAGGTAAAATCACCCCTGGTGTATAGTGCCTTATCTTCCAGGCTTACCCCGTCTACAATAACCCAACGCCCGCTAATCTCCTGGTCAACTCCAGGGGTTTCTACCCACACAGGAAGCCCCACCATCTCCCCAAATTCCTCCAGCATCAGCGGCTCGTTTGGCTGGGTGTCCGGGTGGGTGCGGAGCAGGTCAATAGCCTCCACCAGATACTCCTTGCGCACAAAGGTGCCAAATGGCCCCCTGTGGGGGGAATCCCCCAGGTTCACCGCCTCTTGCAATTTCTCAATAATTTCTTCAACGCCCATATGTTCCGGCTTAAAAAGGCTCATTTCTTCTCCTCCAATCTAAACTTTTCTAAACCTGTTTTCACTATCCCATCGGGATGATCTCAACCTCAACCCGGGGATTTTTCTTGTCCACGAAGAAGCAGTCAGAGAAGGCTTCAATCTCCCCCCAGCCGTCATTCTGAAGCACGCCCGCCCTCACAAGAACATCCTGTATGCACTTCCGCCCAAACGAGGAGATATTATCCTTGTCCCGGCGGCGGTTTGGCTCATACCAGGTGTACCGCATAACCACCGGGCCATCGAAGGACACACCCCGAAGCTGGGTTTTGGCGCAAAGCATGATGATCCGCTCGGTCTGCTTCTTCATCTGGGCTGCCTTCTGCCGGTGCTGCCGCTCTGCGGATATGTAGTCGTTCAGGTTTGGCAAGATCCCCGGGATAATCAGTTTAACGGCCCCCATCATGCCACATCCTTCCTTGGCCTGCCTCTCTTCGCATTGGGGGGCAGATTATTATTTTTACGCCATTCCCAAACGGTTCCGGCGTTCACGCCAAGCCTATCGGCTATCTGGTGATCGTTAATACCCGCACCGTAAAGCTGTCCGGCAAGGTAGTCGTCCATCTTCTTGGGACACCCACGCAGTTCCCCGGTGTTGTCTCCGCCGTAGACCGTATAAGTACCAGCGTCCAGGTCCTCCACAACAACGCAATAGGCCTTGTTTTTGCCGCTCTTGACCTTCGACACCATTGACTGGAAACTGTTGACAGTACACCCCATGAATGCAGCGCACTCCCGAGCATTACCAATGACAATGAGCTGATCCAGATAAGCGGCATAGACGGTGTACCAAGTTGAACTCTCACGCCGTCCCATCGGCCACAGCCTCCTCACGCCAAACACTATCCGGGTAGTTCAGCCCAGCAGTTTCCAAAGCGTTCCACCATTTCCCAGAGGTCATACCAGCGGCCTTTGCCTCTTCCGCCGTGGCAGGAAGTCCGGCAGCTCTGCGGAGCGGAATCAGGCGGTCACGTTCCGCCTTCATCCGGGCGAAGAGATGGTCTTGGGCTTCTTTGGCCCGCAAGTCAGCGCCACCCCTCGGCTGCGGCTTTGTAGCTCCCGCAACACTACGGCCTGGCAGTTCTGCTTTGATTTCGGACAGATCTGGCCAATATCGACATTTCCCAGCATGGCTTTCTACGGCCTTTATAACCTGCTCAACACTGTAACCGCTCAATTCATTTACCCACACTTTTGCAATGCGCCCGCTTAGCCTTGGCCGTTTTTCTTCCGGGGTGTTCGGGTGCAACGCCTTGATGTGTTTCCAAATCTCTTGTATGTCAGAAATTTCCATGCCGTTCCCCTTCCGTCTATGGTAACTCTTCCGTTAAAGTGCGCCCCCGAAAGAAGTAGAGTGTATAGTTTTGTACTCTGTAACGATAGGTAAGGTTATGTTATGTATGGTAAGGTCTGGTAGGAGCGTTACACAGCGTATCACCAGCGTTACAAGAGCGTTACCTGTAACCGTTACATAAGCGTTACACAGCGTATCACCAGCAGTCAGGCTTCGGGGTTGTTTTTCCGCTCCCGGTATTTGCGTACCCTCTCCCTGGTTTTCTCCTTCTTGTTATCCTCGGCATCCATCAGAAGGACGGCGTACTCCTCCCAGTCGTGGAGTTTCATATCCTCGTCCAGCCAGCCAGCCGCCCGGAGGCCCATTATCAGGGCCTCCGGCTTCTTCTTCCAGCGGCAGGCGTCAGCGATAAGCCGGGGGCTGCACCTGGACAGGTCGCCATCATAGGCGTTTTGGATGGCCCAGGTCCACAGGGACACAAGGATACCCACGGCGACGATATTGGGAGATACCGCAGAACTGGATAGACCCAGCTCGTCCACCAGCCTGTCCGTTTTGGGGTGCATAGGGAGGTTGCTATATACCTGTATCCACGGGATCATATCCTCACTCCTTCATCGTAAAGGTGCGGCCCAAGCGGCTCTCATAGGCTTTCTTCACCTTGGCATACACCACGGGAAGGGCGGCGTCTGAGATGGCCTCGATACTTTCCACCCCGGGATAGCCCCGGCTATCCGCCCTTGTGATAGATAGATAGGCCAGTTTGATCTTGTCCTTATCACCGCCGTAAAGCTCGTCCATCATCTGGGGGATGGCCATACGGTAGTAAGCCGCATTCTCCCGGGACGCTTGGGTGCCCCTCTGGGCCTTCTCCCCGCCCTGCCCCCGCCGGTCATTGTCCGGATCATCCTTTTTCGTGGGAACGTGAAAGAACTTCAGGAGAAAATACTTTTCGGCGTAGGTGAGGGCCTTTCCCACGCCCTTCTCTCCGGCCAGATCCACCCCCTGGGCGTACCAGGGAACCTCCAAACGCTCCCCGCTCTCAATGTCGTGCCAGACCATTGTCAAGGAAAGCTCGGTGAGATAGCGGGAAGTACCGCTTTTTGTGGTACCCTCATGAATCTGGGCGGAGGTCACAATGGGGATCAGCAGTAGCTTATACTCGTCCATCAGCGGGCGGAAACGGTCCAGCACGTTCTCATCGGAGGCGAAGTCGTACTTGTCGGAGAGATTCTTTCCGTCCTTAATCACGGCGTCTACCGCCTTCTGCATTTCCAGCAGTTTCTCATATAGATTCATGGTATTGTCCTCCTATCCAATGTGTCCACGGGGGTGCTTTTGCTTTTTGATCTCATAGAGAGACTTGCATACCGTCCAAGCCACGCTCGACTGGACACCGTCTACCGGGTAAAGACGGTAAGTCCCGTCGGACAGAAACTGGATAGCAAACAGGCTCTCCGGGTAAATTCCATTGAACTCACAGAGGGATTTGTAGCCCTCCAACTGTGCGCCGACACGGGGCTTGCAGATCTGGGAAACGAACTTATAGTCCAGAACAGACAATGACCCGTCGAACTCACACACCAGGTCAGGTGTCCCCGCATAGCCGTCCCCGGCCAAGGACGCCTCAACGAGCATGGGAGTGATACTATGCTCGGACAGGAAAAGTTCCACGGCGTCTGCGTAGGGCAGATACTGGCTCGGCAGCTCAAAGTCCTCCATGGCGCCGCCGCCCAGGCGATATGCTATGTATGCGTGCATTGTAACTCCACGGTCTGCAGCGGCCTCTACGGTCAGCTCCATCTCGGCATCCATGTCATCAAAGTCGTCCCCCAGCGGAGCCACAAGCTGGGTCACACTGGGTACTGTCACGCCGTCAATACAATACTGGTGCGCAGATTCGTCAAAAGTGAGCATAAGACCCCTCCTATATGGTTTCCATCTGTGCACCCACCAGGAGCGCCAGAATGTCTGGGCTGGTGTCCAGCAGTTCCAGAAGCCGGGCCTTGAAGCAATCTTTGCACAAGGTCTTGCCGTCCATCAGAAAGATATTCTCCCCGCCATAGAGTTCGCCTTGGCAGTCAGAACAGAAATCTATCGGCTGGGTCTGCTGTGGATCAGCAATACCGTAAGTGGGCCCTTCATCATAAAGGCTCATACTGATTTACCTCCTTCAACGGGATCATCTTACCAATAAAAAACGGCAATGGACGGCAATCTTTTTCATTCTACTTCCCCCAATACTCGAAAAAATGAGTATATGCGCTGGTACGGCCAATCTCAATCACCCTGCACCAACTTCTCCAGCCGCTCCAGTTTAGTGATCTCCTGCTCAATGGGGTCGCCAAAGATCAGTTGGAGCTGGTTCAGCATGATGGACACATCGGCCAT